TAGTACCACTTGCAGTACCTGTTATTTTTAATATGTTTGCATTGCTGAAAACTAAAGAAGATAAAGATGTATAGTTTGTGTGGTATGCAATAGTTGTAGTAGGTGTTAATATTGTTACTGTTGTTTTTGCAGTTGTTGCACTTGTTTTTATAATATCAACATTTATTGTCCAAACCCCCAATGCACTGACCGTTAATAATCCTGTTTGAGCAATCAATGTTGCACCAAAATAAACTTTTAATTCGCTTACAGCAGTTAAATCATTAAAAGTTCCACTATAAGTTGCTTTAATCTTTTCACCTACCGTATTTAACCTATTGGCTAATATTGAATAAGAATATAAATCCGTTTCCGTTGTGCCTGAATTAATCGTATCTAAATAAAAATCTTTTAATTGTGCTGCGGCAAAAGTATCAACATACCCCTTTGTTGCAAGGTGTCCTGATAATGTCGGTGTAACTCCTGTTACTGCACCTGTGAAAATAGCACTACCAGTAACTTGCAGTCCATTAACACCGTCATCTAAATTAGAACCTAATAACAGTCTTGGTGCAAAATACACTGGTGCAGTCCCTGTTACAGAAATATTCCTTTTTCCCGAACCTGCTGTTATCTCACTTAAAAACCCTGTTGTGCCAAAATCCCTTGCTCTAAACTGTATGGCGGTAGTTATAGTCCCCGTTCCAGTAGGTGCAGTAGAATCAAAAGCTATATATGTAGGTAGTGTTACTCCACTCGCTACATTTATTTCTGATGTTATCCCACTTGCTAATGTAACAGAGTTATTAACTTCTATTCTGCCATTAACACCCCTTAATCTTGCAATTAATCCCGAAGTGCTATTACTCATTGTTGTAAAGTTAGCTCCACCAATACTGTTTTGTGTATAAATGCCCCCAGCTTCAGATACCCAATTTATTCCCCAAATAACATTTGCTGCATTTGCAGTGGGGTTAGATAGAGTTCTACCCACTATCCCACCTTGTGATGTACTTGTTGTACCTGTTACAGTGTTTCCAATAGTACCCAAGTAGTTAGTGTTATTTGTAACTAATTGCCCAAAATTAAATCTGCCATCCCCATATAATCTATGTGCTTGTATAGGCGTACTTCCCCCAGAGCCTACTATAATACCACCAGTTCCTATATTATTAGAACCATCATTAAGCATTCCAAAAAGAACTGACCCACCAGTTAAAGCATTAAAATAACTATTTCCACTAGTGCCTTGTGGTTCAAGCCACATTCTATGACCGCCATTATTTTGACCATCATATATAATATACACTCCTGCGGCATTAACTCCCATTAGAAATTGACTTACACTTTGATAGTCTAAAAAAGAAAAATATCTTCGGTGATTTGTAGTTGTTCCTGTTTTTAAACCTATTATAACTTCGTTTTGTGTATCAAAAGAAGACACTACATCTGTATCATTGTAGAATAAAGCTGTTAAATTTTTACTTACACTATCCGTACCCCCTGTTCTTTTTACACTTAGGGCTACATCAAAGTTTCCAGCATCGCCTCTTTCTATTTTTTGAAGACCTCCTGTAAAATTATTACCACCTACTAAATTAGCCTTGTCAGACAGTGCATTAAAAATTATGTTTCCAGAGGGGCTATGTGCAATATCCCCACTATCTATTGTTTGTGTTATTAAAATAGAAAAATCTGTTATATTTTTTAGACCTATAAGATTTGTAGAAGGGTTTAAAGTTAAAATTCTGGAGTAATTATCGTTACCTGTTACTACATCCTGGCTATTTATGACTATCTTACCTAGTTCATTTATCTCTAATACAGGTCCTGTGGACACAGTACCTAAACTTAACTTTTTACCTAATCCTGCAAGAAGATAATAACCAGAAGAATCTGCATAACTTCTAAAGATATTTACACTATTTACAAAAATAAAAAACCAAGAGTTAGCTTTACCATTTATAGTAAGACCTTTTGTTGTTTCTAAAGGGTCTAAAAACTCTGGGTTATCGTTAGTAACAGGCCCAATAGATATCATACCTGTCCTACTTTCTGTTATAACACTATCTACTAATTCAAACGGATTAGTGCTAAATTTGGGTATTTTACTCGCAGAAGGTAAATTATCAGTTTTTATTCTGTAATATTTCGTAAGTACAGCTGTTAACATATCTTCTACTACGGACAGTTTAAAATATTTATTAGTATTTCCTTCTGGTATTACGTCTGTATTTGAAAAGTAATTTAAAATTCTTTTTAAGTTTGCAGCTACATTTGTAGGGCTAATGCTTCTAGGAGTAACCTTGTTTGTGATTTCTGAATCTATTCTATCTATTATTTCTGCTTTATCCATTCGTTGTTAATTTTTAAATTGTTATACATCTAATTCGATAGAAAACTATTTTCATTTAATTCTTTATTTATAATGCCTAAATTTATTCTATCTTTTAATTGTTGTTTTATCATTACATGAATGTGTTATTAAATTGTACATCATAAATACCATCAACAGAATATACTGCGTCTTTTATACAATCTTCATTAATACCTAATTTTTTAATACACTTTATAATATTATTATAGTTGTAAATTCCAGTTACAGTTATAGAATTATTGTTAAGAACTAAATCTGTATAATAATATACTAAATAATAATAAGCTATTAACTGTTTCATTAATAATGTATTATCTGCATTTCCTATTACCATTTCATGTGTTAATACACATTGATTAGCATCTAATATACTACATTTAACACATCCATTTGTCGCAGTTAAATATTTATTATAAATAGCTCCATTAATAATACTATAAGATAGTAATTTTAAAATTGCTGATAAGTAATCTTTTTCTGTCTTATTATAATCATCATAGTCTGCACAAGGACATCCACACAATATATGTTCTACATCCTCAACAAAAGATTTCAAAAAAGAAGTATAAATAGATATTAATACTTCTTCTGTTATAAGTAATTTATCAGTAATAATAATCTTATATAAATCATCTTTTTTTGGTAAAGTAATATTTATTTCAGTAATACTTGATTGTTCAGGAATTAATATTTCCCATTGATTTGAGTTACAAAAAGTTTGAGTATATACAGTTGCATATAATAAACTATTAGTAGTAATTTTAAAATTATTATCAATCCTTTCAATTGAATATGCCATTATTTAAGTTGATTAAGATTCAACAAAGATATAAAAAAAGGGTTACATTATGTAACCCTTTTTAAATTTATTTTTTTATGCTATACCATCTTTAGTTACATCTGCAACTACAGGTTCTACAACTAATGGATTAACATTTGCAACAGCAGCATCATCAGCAAGAGCTTCAAAATTACCACCATTTGTCAATACATCTAAAACAGTAGCTAAACCATTTCTTGTTGTTACATCAGTTTCAGGGATAGCAAAAATTGTACTTAAAGTATTTTCATACTCTAACCAACCTGATTCAGATTTTTGATTATATTCCAAAATAAATTGGTCATATTTACCATTAACATCTGCATCATAAGTGATATTGCCTAAACTCATACCAGTTACAGCAGAAACAGGATAAGGACCTGCTCCATTCCAACCAGAAGCATGATATTCTTTTTGGCGAATATTGTTCCCAGTTCCTTCTTCAAACACAATTTCTTGCGTAATTGTTACTTTCCCAGTACAAGCAAAACCATCTACTAATGATACTACTAATACAGTTTCTACAAATTTGTGGAAACCTAAATTAATATCACAGAATTTTTTCAATTTCAAAGGTACAGCAGTTAAGCTAATATCTGTAAACACTTTTGTTGCATTATTAGCTGGAACAGCATTATAAGCAATCAAAGCAGTTACATCTGCTATAGTCATTATATCACCAATTGCATAGTTTACAGAAGTACCGTGTGTAGCAGCAGTAAGAGCTTGTCTTGCTATTGGTTTAGCTGATACCAATCCATCTTTTTCCATGTTAATTTCATTAACTAAAAGTTTAGTTATTTCATTAGCATCTCCTGAACCACAACCTACTTCACAATCACAACAAGAAGTTGTTATTCCATAGGTTTTACTAAATTGATTGAAACCTTGTGTTCTATAAATTCTTGAATTTCTAAATTCAATTTTTACAGCATAATTAGTTTCACATTCAGCATTGTAATTATCAACTTTCACAATCATAGGTTTTGATGCTGTGTGTGCTACAAAAGAGTTATTTGCAATACCTTTCTTTTGTATAAGTTGTCCTGCTGATGTTTTAATATCTTCCAATGCTGTACCACCACTTCTGTTTACTCCTACTGCAAAGTAGAATTCTCTTGGTGCGGTAGCAACAGAAAGGTTTGTATTGGCATCAAAAACACCAATTTGACCAACAGCTAAAGTTTCTACTGCTTGTCCAGCAGGTAAAACAGCTTGATTTCCTTTAGTTACAAGAACTTGGAATACATCATTGTTTCTATTACTCATAATTATAAGTTTTAAATTATTTGATTAATGTTTAATTTTTCCATTTTCAATGGGTAATCTGAAGTTTGTATTTGACCAGCAGCTAATAATACTGCAATATCCACAATTTCAGAATGGGTGGTTTCAGGAAGTTCACAATTACTAAAACCTGTTAATATCTGACCATTTGGTAACTTATAACCTCCAACCCGAAATACTTCGGCATTGTGCATATAAGTCATTTTGCGAATATAGTTAATACAAAAATCATTTATTGTAAAAGTTCCATCTGTAAAGAATTTTAAACCACCATCATAAAATAATGCATTAACTTCTCTCCATTCAAAAGATGAATTGTTAAAAGAACTTTCTTCAAACATATCATCATGTTGTTTAATGTGAACTCTGGCTTTAATTCCTCCACATGTACCTTTTGTCATTCTAACATTTCCTTTAACGAAATACCAGTAATCTATAGGTAATGCAACTGAATTAGAAGCAACAGGTAGCCAGTTATTGTCATTACTGACTACTATTGCTCTTATATCATCAATTGTTCTTTGATTTGTTTCAAATCCTAATTGCTTTTTTAATCTTGGTTCTGCTATTATACTTACAAACAAATTTGCAGCTTGATTAAGTAGCCAATCAATTTCAGGAACTAATAAATTCCTATTGTTTTGACTATCAATCTTATTAAACTTCATTTTGAAGTCATAGTGCATATTTTTGATTGACATAATATATTAGTTTACTTGAGCCATTATTCTTAATTTCAACTCTTGATTATCATCAAGCATCAAATATTTTGCTACTTCTAATTCTTCCATGCCTAAAATAGAATCATGGTAAAGAATTTTATGACCATCTTTTCTTAAAACACTTTTTTGTAATGCTTCTAATACTAATGAATAGTTAGATAATTCTTCTTTATCCATTGTATTAAGTCTTAAAAATTCTGCTGTATCTTTTTTGATTACTTTGTTTAATTCTACTTTAACAAAATTATCACTTTGACCTTTTAAATTTTTACCAGATAGAGCTAATACTAATTCTATTTTTCTATCTTTACTCATACTTGATGCAGCAATAATAGCATCTTCTTCTTGTTGTACTTTAGTAGCTAAAACTTCTGCTTGTTCAGCTTCATCAAATATAACATGTGTAGCTTCTGGAAACAAACCATTTTCATAATCTGTCATTGAGTTTGCTACATATTTACTTGCTTTCATCACTTTTACTTTAATGTAATTTAAAGGTTGTGATATATCAAAGAACATTGTATTATTTTCCAATTTTACTTTACTCATTGGAGAATCCCAAAAAGGATGTGGTTCTTCTGTATTAAAATGATTAGTTAAATCATATTTAACTACTTTTTCTAATGCTTCAATTTCTTCTTTTGTCAAGCCTGTATCATAGGTCATTGATTCCCCATTTACTAATGCTTGTGAGCTTTTAGGTCTTGTAAAACTTTCTTGTCCTGTTTTACCATGCCATTTTTTAATTTCAATTGGTCTAACTTCAACCAATGTCTTTCCTTTTGGTAAGCTAAATGTTTTAGCTATTTGTTTTTCTGCCATAATTTCTATTTTTGAATTATTTGTGCAAATATAAACTATTTATATTTATTTTTTTGTAAAAACTCTTTTATTGTTTCTTCGATATTTATATTATCAAATTTTATTCTTAATAAAGGAATATTATTTATTTCACAATATTTATTTTTTAAAGAATCTTTCAATTGTAAATTATTAAATCCTTCTTGTCCTCCCCAATAATCTACTATTTTATAATGTTGTTCTCCATCATATTCTATACAACTGTTGTATTCAGATAAATAAAAATCAAATTTCAAACTTTTTTTAAAAATTAAACCTTTGAATGTTTTTTGTTTATTATATTGAATATTATATTTTAGTAAAATATTTTCTATAATATCTTCTCCTGTTGAAGATTTGCATTTTGGACAACCACATAATTTTAATAAAACTTCTGCTGTTGTAGAATAATCTCCATGTGTATTACAAGTTACAATTATTTTTTCTCTTTTAGTTTTATATATAGTTTTATTAAAATTTAAACCTTCTAAATTTTTTACTCTGTTTAAAAATTCTTCTTGAGTTAAAATTTTATTTCTATTTATAGCTTGTTTTCCACACATAGCACAACCATAAGATTTATTATTTGTATGATGATGAGGTAACATAGTCTGTTCTCCATGAATCTTGCAAATAATAGTCAATTTAGTTGTTGCATTTTTATATACAGTTTGAGAATAATCAAATTTTTCTCCATGTAATAATTTAGCTTTGTCAATGAACTGTTGTATTGTCAATCTTTTTGAATGATTAACTTTAATCAATGCTTCTTTTTGTTTTAAAGTTTTCTCCATCTTTGCTTACTTTTATAAATAATTTCAGCAAAGATAGAAAATTCTTTTTATATGACCTAACTAAATGTTAAGAAATTTTTATTAATTTCTGGATAGGATGAGTTCGCCACATTTAGTAACATCTTGAATGTGAATACCTGCTGAAATACCAACATGCATTTCATAGTAATCACCAGCATGAGCTGACATACCTCCATTAACAGGACCCCATGGACCTTGAGTACCACAAACATAAGTAAATGTAGAAGAATCTTTTTTCTTCATAATTTTAATGTTTGATGCTTTGTTTTCTCCAGAGAAATCAAGGAATGTAATTCTTTGAGATTCCATAGGGAAACCAGTTACAGGGTCAATTTCAAAGTTAATTTCTCTATCATCATAAAGAGGATTGTGAACTAACTCTAATGAAGCACCATTAGCCATGTTGTACTTAACAAATTGATAACCAGCTTGTAAAGCATTTGTATGAACATCAGATTTTACTTTATCAGTATAAACCTCAACATTTTTAATGAAACCAGATTTATTTTGCCAATCTTGAATAGCTCTGTGAAATTGAATCATACCATATTCCCCAGTATATCCTTTGATTTGTCTTCCTTGTCCAGGTTTAACTCTTGAATAGAAAATATCTTGAAGA